ATGATGACTTCCTAGAAAGAAGAGCAGAACTAAGAAAAGAACATGAAGAAGAACTAAAAGAAAAAGAAAGAAAAGCAACATTAGAAAAAGCAAAAGAAGAATTATTAAAAAAATTAGGTTAATACGATAAAGAAAAAAGACATGGAGTTGTCTTTTTTTGTTAGTGGAGACTAACTAAGTCGTTTAATAAATCCTGGAGAGGAATAATGGGAACTATCCCTTAAATAGCAAATACAAAAAGGAGGTTCTAGTAATGGAAGAGAAAAAGACTAGAAAGCAAGAAATCGAAGAGAGAAAAGCTGAAATAGCCGAAGAAGTAAAATCTACTGACAATCTAGAAACAATCGAGAAACTAAGTGAGGAAGTAGATGCTTTAAAAGAAGAAGAAACTCTAATCGATAATCAAGCAAAAGAAGAAATTACTGAAGAAAAAAAATTCGAAGTAAAAGAAGTTGTTAAGGAGGAAAGAAAAATGGAAAACAACAAAGAGTTAAGAAACTCAAAAGAATATATTAATGCTTATGCTGAATATCTAAAATCAACAATGGTTCCAGGATATGAAATGGATAACGAATCAAGAGCATTAGTAACAACAGGGGGATATGCAACAGGAAACAGCGCTGTAGTAGAGGTTCCAGATTTAGTAGAGGACAGAGTAAGAACAGCCTGGGAAAGAGATGAACTAGCAAGACTAGTTAAAAGAATTGCAGTAAAAGGAAACTATAAAGTTCAATTCGAAGTATCAGGATCAGATGCTACAATCCACCAAGAAGGAAACGGAGCAGTTAACGAAGAAGAATTAATATTAGGTATCGTAACATTAACTCCAAAATCTATTAAGAAATGGATAAGTGTATCAGATGAAGTATTAGATTAAAGCGGTGATTCATACCTACATTATATCTATGTTGAAATTGTATATAAAATTGCTAAGAAATGCGTAGATACATTAGTAGCTAAGATTGCTGCATTACCTCAATCATTAACAGCTAATAGCGATGGTATTTATGATAAAGTTTCTGCTGCAAAGATTACAGAAGCACCAGGATTAGCTACAATCGTAAATGCAGTATCAAAATTAAGCGATGAAGCTAACGATATTACAATCGTAATGAATAAAGAAACTTATGCAACATTCAAAGCAGCACAATTAGCAGCAAACTATGCACAAGATATCTTTGAAGGACATAGAGTAGTATTCAATAATACATTACCAGCTTACAGCTCAGCAAATGCAAATTCAGTATATGCAATCGTAGGAGACTTCGAAAACGGAGCATTATTCAACTTCCCTAACGGAGAAGGAGTAGAAATCAAATACGATGATAAAACTAAGATGGAATATGACTTAGTTCGTATTTTAGGAAGAGAATATGTAGGAATTGAAGCTGTAGCTGATAAATCATTTACATTAATAGCTAAACCAGGTATTAGTGGCTAATTAAAAGAAGGAGGAGACTATGTCAGAAGATATACTAAGTAAAGTAAAAAAAATACAGGGAATTACTCATGATGAATTCGATAACACGATATCAACATGGATAAGCGCTGCAAAATTAGATCTAAAAAGTGTCGGCATAGTCGAGACTTTAATCGATAATCCAGATAGTTTAATCGAGACAGCTATCATAACTTATGTATTAAGTTTTTTAGATGTAGTAAATAGCGAATTATATTCTAATTCCTATTATTTACAAAAAGATACATTACGACATATTTCTTCATATATAACAGCTGAGGTATAAGATGGAATATACGGAGATAATATATCTAATTAATAAAGTGGAAGGGAAGGATGAGATAGGTAATACTATCCCTTCTTCTTTTACACTAACAAAAAGATATGCGAAAAAGCAAAGTATAAGGACTAACGAGTTTTATAGCGCTGTAGAATCAGGAATAACTCCAAGTATAGAGTTTGTAATGAAGAGACTAGACTATGAAGGACAAAAAGAACTGAATTATAAAGATAAAAGATATTCAGTTATAAGGACAATAGATCCAAAAAATAAGTTCGATATAGTATTAGTATGCACTAGAAAAATCGGAGTAAACGGGGATAATATAAGTGGCTAAATACAATAGTATTATTGACATATCCGAGATACTAAATGATTACTCAGAAGAAGTTCAAGAAGGAATAAGTAAAACAGCACAGGAAGAGGCTAATAAAGGGAAAGCAGAATTAAAAATAGCAAGCCCTAAGAGAACTGGAGAATATAGTAGAGGATGGAGAGTAAATACAAAAAAAGGGAGAGGGTTTATAAGTTGCATTATACACAATGCAACTAATTATCAACTTACTCATTTACTAGAAAAACCTCACGCAAAAAGAAACGGAGGGATTACAACTCCAAAAGTTCATATAAAACCAGTTGAAGAGAGAATAGTCAGAGAGTATGAAAATCAAGTAGAAAAAATAATTAAAAACGGAGGATAATATGGAACATAAAGAAATATATGAATTATTACAAAACTTAGATATCCCAGTAGCATACGATCACTTTATAACGGATAAAGAGGTTAGTATCCCCTTTGTTGTATATAGAGAAACTAGTCCAGATACATTCAAAGCCGATGGAATAACTTACTATCGACCATATAATTTTGAAATAGAATTAGTTACAGAAAAGAAAGATGTCGAATTACAGAAAGAACTAGAAAGATTATTAACAGAAAACAATATCCCTTACGATATAAATAGCGATGTATGGGATGAAGAAGAAAAAATCTATCATAATTTTTATGAAATATAAGGAGGTAAATTATGGCAAATAAGGTTAAATTCGGATTAAGTGAAGTACATATAGCACCTATTACAGCAGTAAGTGATAGTGAATATACATACGGAACTATATTCAGTATTCCTGGAGCAGTAAATCTTACATTAGACATAGCAGGAGATACAGAAGATTTCTATGCAGATAATATTAAGTATTTTACTGAATCAGCAAATCAGGGATATACAGGATCATTAGAAATGGCTTTATTAAATGAGGACTTCAGAACTAAAATCTTAAACGAAATCAAAGATACAAACGGAGCATTAATAGAAGATGCTTCTAAGGGAACTAACGGCTTCGCATTAGGATTTCAAATTGATGGAGACCAAGCTAACAAGAGATACTGGTATTACAATGTAACAGCAAATAGACCAGCTAACAATGCAGGTACAATTGAATCAAGTAAGACACCACAAACAGAAACAATTGATATTACAGCAGCACCAAGAGCAACAGATAAACTAGTAAAAGTAGTTATGGAAAAAACTGATGATAATACAGCAG